TTTTAGAACAATATCCACTACGATAAATTTCGTGACTCATTCTTGAATCTAATGCTACTAAAATGTCTGGTGTAAAATCTCTATAGATTGCGTTGGACCCAATCACAGTTCCATACTTTTTTAATTTATTAAGGTCAAATTCTTTTCGTGAATTACCATTACCTAAACAAAACATAATACTCATTCAAAATTCCTATAACATAAACAATTTGCTTGACAAATAATCCTATGGTGATATAATAGACCTGTAGGGTTTTGCAGATGGAATAAAACCTAATGTAAAGTCCTAGGAGTAGGTTTATTTAAGAAATCTAATTCTTCATCGCTCAATTCATCCATCATTCTTTGTCTTTCCACACCTGTAATTTGGTCTCTTTCCATTTGTTCAGCAAGTTTCATTATTTTATCCATTTCTTGAGGAGTTAAAGGAGGTTTGACTGGTTGAGTTTTTAGGCGTTTCAATATAACTTGATAATAATGAGATAAATCCTTATTAATACTTGCTATTGTTATAACTCTTTCTTTTGGAATGGAGAAAACCTTATCAGTTGAAAACGGAAGCCACGGCGCCAAAGAAGAATCATCTCTCATTCCAAAATCAGATGGTCTTGCCACAGTTTTTAATTGTAATGGTTCCACAATTCGCAGAAACTTATCATTATCGCTTACCGATAACTGTCCCACTAATTCGGTACCATCAATTAGTTTAATTAATTTATATTCCGTTTGCTGTTTTTGTTCCATACTACTATTTATCTAATCTTTCAACTGAACATTGTGAATTTCATAATCAAATTCCTCTTCGGTATAAATGCTTATTCGTTCCTGAAAATGTTTTAAGGTAAAGTTTTCCCTACTATGGTAAGTCATATCATCTGCTATATCATATAAAGTAGCAGAAGTTTTATTATCTCCCAATCGGAGACCTCTACCTATACTTTGTAAATTTCTAATTCTGGACTTACTTGGACTAGCAAAAATAATATTATGTAAATTGCGAATATTAATACCAGTACTAAATGTGCCATATGATGCTACAATAATTGCATTGGATTCCTTTTCTGTAATCGCTCTGATTTTTTCTCTTTCATCTGCTTCAACTCCTCCGTAAATAAAAAATACCTTTCTATTACTATCCGCTTTCTCTTTTATCATTTCATATAGGTTCTTACCGTGTTTCTCTACTAATTGAAATAAACATAGGCTATTCCCCTCTAAATTCAACGCTAGGCGTCTTATAAAGTTATTTCGTGAACTACTACTCACTAAATAATCTATCTCATCCTGATACTTTGCATTCCGAAATGCATGGCAATTTATATCTGTATGCTTTAAAATCAAGCATCGGACAGTTAAATTAGACAACTGTTTCTTGTCTATCAGTTTCTTTGTTGATGTAACTTTATTAACAGCACCAAACAAACCTTCCAATACTAACCTGTGGGTTTGAGCACCATCCAAAGTTCCTGTTAATCCAATCCTATATTTACAATCAGTTAGTTTAGTCATTATTGCTGTCAATGATTTTGACTTAAACAAATGTGCTTCGTCACCAAAGACAATACCAAACTGTTGAAAATAATCTGTTTTTAATCGGTACAAACTTTGCCAAGTAGATATGAGAACTTTCTTATTTGTTATATTGGAATATCCACTATACAATCTATGGCAATTCTTATCTACATTCCATCCATATGATTTGAAATCAGTATACATTTGTTCGACCAATGATGTAGTCGGAACAATTAACAAACACCTATTGTTTGGTTCATCTTTTAATAAATGTGTATAGTATCGAATAAGAGTATAGATGATAAATGATTTACCACTTGCTGTAGGACTTAATAGTAATGCTCGATTATATTTTAAACTGTGATAGATAGCGTCCACTTGATAATCTCTTGCTTCAAACTTTTGACCTAAACTATTACAAAATTTAATTACTGTTTCTTTATCTACCTTATTATCTATATCAACATTCTTGCCACAAACAATATAATAACCTCGCTCTTCAGCAAACGCTTTAATATATGGATAAAGTCCAAAATATATCTCTTTGTACTTTTGAGAGAATAATCGTATCTTGCCATCCCAAATTCGGTTCCGAAATTGAGGCATATACTTGTATCCTGGAACATAAAAAGTGAAGAAAACAGATATTTCTTGTAGAATACTTGGTTCAGCATCAAGTGTAAGATACACCTCGTCCTTTTTCTCTATAATTAGAGTTTCAGAATTATTTTGATTCATATAATTATATTGCTCCGCTTGTAAACTTCTTCCACTCTATCATATTCTTAATTAAGAATGTTCGATTGTTTAAACCTCTTAATATCTGTTCTAAATATTTAACAACAGTATTTAAATATGCTACTTTTTGATCCGCCTTTTGTATATCTTCATCTGAATCTATATAAATGTGTACATCAGATTTAAGGACTTTCAAATCAAATGGCTTTTCTCTATAGACAGATTCATCGGCTTTACCAGTATAATATTCCCACTTCTCCCGAGTTAATCCATTATAGTCTTGTTGCGCTTTCTTCAGCAATAGGGTAAACTTATTAAAATGTTGGAGGTATTTGTTGTGCAATAAAGGTATTCTTGCTGATTCAGAATCAAGTTCCGTATCATCAAGTTTCAAATCCTTATCCACTAATTGTTGTAATTCTTCTAATGTCATAATATACCATTATATCAAAAAACAGTAAGAAAGTCAAGAAAATTAAACCGTGCTAATCTGAACTATACTATAAAGTGTATAAGCAAAACCAGCATCAACAGCTAAATAATCTACATCACTTGCTTTTACATTATACGACAAGGCACCAAGTGAGGTTGGGTAGATATCTCGAAACCGTATTTCTGTTTTTGCAATATTCTTACTATTTAAAACAGTTAAAGTTGCATCCGAATATGTTGCACCAGCATCAAGTGGTGCAGTTATATATTTTGAACCAGAATCCTTACTAGGAGTTGCTGTTCCTACCTTTGATGTAGGAAATCTGTCGTGTCCTGTTGCTAATAAATCTGTAAACTGCTGATGTTTTTCAGGAAATCCTAAACCAGTCATCCAATCGTGCAATTCTTTATAGTTATTTAAATTCTCATCCACAAGAAACGAAATATTTAAACCCTGATATGTAATCTTATCACCAGGTATAGGAATATCTACCAGGCCTGTTTCTTGTGTTGCTTCACCTAAAGTAATGCCAGGAATGTTTGCTTTCTGGCAAAAAAACTCTATCAAAGGTAACTTCGCACAAGTAAACTTAAACTGTACCGGACTTGCATAGTCCAATTTATCAGGCGACCTATCTACTGCTTTTGTTGTTGTCATACTACTATTTATAATACTTTAAAGCAAAAAAAAGGGGGTAAAAATACCCCCTAAATTTCTTTCTATTTCTAGACTCAATTACATTAAGTTAGTAACTTTAACTCGTCTGTAATATAAGTTTTGGTGTGTAGCGCCAACTGCACCAGAATTATCTAATGCACCAAGCCCAGCTGAAGTTGCGTAAGGATTTTGAACCATACCATATCGAGTTTTAAATCCGATTTTTGGTTGGAAACTATTCTGACCAACTGCTCTCACCATTTGTAGTGGAACATATGGGCAATAGAATAGTCCAGCGTCGTATGGACTTGTTCCTTTATAGCCAACAACATAGAATTGTTTAGCGTCTATGTTTGCAGCATATGGATCAACATAAACCTTAAATTTGCCGTTAAGAACACCTGCAAAAGTATTACCTGTGTCATCAACATTTAAGTTAGTTGAAAGTGCTGGAGCGTAATCAAGTACGCCAGACATAGCAAGGGCAGAAGCAACATCAGCAGAGCAGATAACTAGGTTACCTTTTCCTCTACGAGTTAATTGCCCAACCGCATTAGCATCTCTTTCCAATTGGAAAAGAAGTCCTTTGAATTTCTCAACAGACCAACGACCATTTGAGTCAGTATCTAAATCAAAGATACCTGCAGTAGTTGTATTCACTTGAGCGCCTGATTTAGCGTGTCCGTAAATAGTTCTAACTACTTCACGATTGATTTCTGCAAGAATTTCACTTGACAAGATGTTAGCCAATTCTGTTTCAGCGTCTAAACCATGAATTGCTTTTAAATCTTGAGCAAGTTCCATAGTATATTCAGCTTTAAGAGCTCTTGACTTAGCAGTAACAGTAACTTTATCAATTGAGAAAGCCATTTCAGCGAACTCATCTGTTCCGTCACCTAATGTTTCTGCTTGAGTTGTACTAAACCCAGAACCAGTAGTATAGGTACCAGGTGAAGCATCATTTAGAATGGCAGGGTTTGAAGCTACATGAGCATCTGTTGAACCAGAACCTCCAGCAGCATCCCTAGCACCATAATCAGTATCAGCTTCGTTAAACAACGCTTCTGAACCCGCTTGACTACCATATCTTGACTTCATAGCAAAGATTAGTCCTGTTGGACCAGTCATTGGTTGAACGCCACAGATATCATAAGCAATCAAGTTAGGCATAGCTCGTCTAACTAAAGATATTAAAACAGGATCCCATTTGGCAACTCCACCTGTATCAGGCATAGTGCCACTAAAGTTAGCGGGTGCTGCTTCTGAAAGGAAACTAGCATCTTCTCTAACCGCTTTCTCTTGGTTTTCTAGGATAACTGTAGTAACAGCTCGTTTGTAAGAATCCTCGATTTTTGGCAAATCTGGATGTTCTAGGACTGGCTGCCACTTTTCTTGTAAATTTTCAGTAAGATACATTTTATCTCTCCTATTAATTAATTAATATTTTATAATATGTTCACCCTTAAAGTTTTACACTTTTAAGGTTTTTTGAAATAGCGGCCGTATATGCAGCCATAGCATCGCTTTTGTCACCAGAGTATTCTGGTGCGTTTGCCGCCACAGAATCAACTTCATCTTTCGTTGAAGCTGTTTCTTGTTTCGTTTTAGGGAAATAAGATTCTTTAACAGTTTCTAATTTCTCTTTAAATTTATCTGCATTATCGTATTCAACATTAGCAGCCATAGAGGTAAATTTTTCCAGTTCAGTATCAGCTAAATCGCTTCCAACTTCACCGATAATTTTATCTCTAGTGAACTCACCAACTTGCTTATTCAACTCAACATTTTCTTTAATTTTTTCGTTAAGTTTATCTTCAAGTTTATCTTTTTCATTTGTTAAATCATCTAATACATTATACTTTTCTTCTGGAACATCAATATAATGTTCTTTAAATAAAGTTTTTAGACCAGTAATAAAGTCCTCAGCGATTTCAGTACGAATACCTCTTTCAACTGCTAACTCATTTTCTTTCATCCATTCTTCAACAACATAATTTAAATAAGCATCAACCTTTTCAGCCATCGCTTCTTTAATTGTTTCAGATTCTTTTGAAAGCTTTTCATCATACTGGATTTTAAGTTTAGCCTCTTGTTCTTTAATGCGTGTTTTCACAGCAGTTTCAAAAATAGTTGCAGCTTTTTCTTTGAACTCATCGCTCAAATCTGCATCCGCAGAAACTAATGCTTTAACATCGCTAGAAAGGTCAATATCTTCTTCAGGAGTAATTTCTACTTCTTCAGCAGCCGCAGATGGTTTATTATCTTTCGGTAATGAACCGTCCTTAGCATTAGCATTAACCTGATCCGAGTGCTTCTTAACCTTTTTCGTTGAGTCTGGATTCTTGTCAGTAGGTTTAACTACTGCAGGTCCCAAATCTTCAGCGTCATTTTTAAGGTGAGTAGGTTCGGAAGCGCCACCGGATTTTGCTGGAGCACTAGGGTCACCCTTTGTGTCAAGCTCTTCCGCTCTTACTTCTTCTACTTCTTTCTTAATTTCAGTTTCAGCCATTCGGTCTCTCCTTAAATATTAAAAATTTTTAATTTTCAGTCATTATTATTTATATAAATTACTATTTTAACCTGCGCTTTTTTGGAATTTTGCGTAGGTTTTATAGTTTAGAAACAAAATCCTTAAATACTTTAGACTTTACTTCCGCCAATTCTGTTCGTCTTACTCTTTCGATTTCAGACTTATATTCTTCTATAGTTTTACTTTTTAACACACCATTATCCCAAACCCATTCTTTGCCTTCCATAATGCCTTCTACGAAAGCATCTGGAGCACTAGGGTCTGCAACAATATCTGCCGCTGTTGCTAAATAAAAATCTTTCCCAACAACATTTCCTTGAGAGGAAGATTGTATAGAACCCATCCCCCTTGATGATACACCCAACTGAGCGCCCTCATCAATTAGATTCTTTACGATTTTACCATATGGTGTATCCATAACTTTTGCTTCACCAATAAAATTCTTTCCTTCTGGTTTCAAACTTGTAATCATATGTGAAACTCTTTCAAGATTCACAGTTGGTCCATCTGGATGTCCCAACTCTCCAAAAGCTCGTCTTTTATTAATATATTCTGTAGTATATCTTGCCACTTCTTTTGAAAGTGTTGCAACCGGATAGACTCTACCATTACGGTTTTTGATATCCGCCTGCATAAAGACACCTCTTATTTTGTAGTCTTTGCCGCCTT